TGTTAGTATCGTTGTAAATCATACAACCTCTAGCTGTGATAGTAGCTGTACTAAATGTTAAATCAGAAAAGTCAGTTACTGCAGTAGTTCCAGTAGCAGAAGGCGTTACATTGGTTAATGCAGCTCCACCTGATGTATAGTTTGTACCACTTGCTTGTCCTGTAGTTGTAAAAGCAGTTGTTGCAGCACCCAAAGTAGCCGAACTGGTGTACAAAGCCAACTTAAAACTATTACCGCTTGAGTTGGTAAAGTTGTGCGTTCCTGTCAAAAGCTCTACTTTAAAGCTTGTTGTAAGAGTAGATGTAATTGCCATATTAAATACCTTTTATTATTTTTGCTAAATCTTCACTACCTCCACTAGATAAATCTTGAATTAAGGTAGCCTTATAAGATTTTAAAGCATTTTTAATATATATCAAACAAACTTGGTAAATTAAATCTTGGTAAGCTCTAGCCTGAGCTTTTACATGTTCTTCATTATCGTCCGAAAAACCAACTATTTTTTCTGTTAATTGCTTTGCCCAAAACTCAGGCGGATGACCTCCGAACTTGGTTGTAGCTACCTCAACCATGCCCAATTCAGGCACTCCGTCAGGCGTTATTTTTATTACCATTTATTTGGCTCCGGCGCTTTAAGGTGACTGTCATACCTGTCTGCAATTTGTGGCAGTATTTGTTTTTTTTGTACTTTAAGCTCGCTAATTTTTTTTACTTCTAAGCCATCTTTACCCTGAACAGGAACATAAGGGTCTTTTAAACGATGATATCCATACAGTCTTTGTTCACCGGGTATGTTGGTATCTAGCAATGAGCTGCTAGATGCTACCTCAACCTGAATACCTTTTTCCATGCATTTTACTAACCAAAACTCTACACAGGCTCTTCCTGCTTCTGCAAAATATAAGTTGTTCTTATATGTAAAATCTATACCAAATAACTTTATGTTGGCTACATCATTCCAATAAGCAAAGGCAACCGCATAAGCCACCGTATTGTTTAGATAATGACAATTGGTTTCTTTTACTATTTCTTGTACAGGATATTCAACAAGGTTTTTACACCTTGCATCATTTTCACATGTATAAATAGGCTTGTTGTGATTTGTCAGCAGTTCTTTCATGCAGTCAGTTTGTCCGCCTGCGTCTTGTGTATCAAGAAACCTACTTGGCGGGTCCATCATAAACACACGGTCATGAAATATTACTGAAGCCACAGCATTAATTGCCCATACTTCATCAAATTTTACGCTGTGTGATTTTGCAAGGTTGTAGTCAAACCAACTTTTGCCTAGACCGACAATAGCTACAGTTTTACCTTTAAGTTTTTTGATTGGTTTCATATTATCTCTCCTTAACTGAAACTTATGTTACATTTGTTCTTAGTGAATCATACCTCATTTCGTCCCTAGTATCTCTTCCTTCACCTAGGTTCTTTAATCTTAGTAAACTTTCTTTAAATCTTGCTTCATACAAACCAACGTCATTAGGGTCTAACTTTAAAAATACCGCACCCTCTAACAAACAACCGTATAGCAAGGTGTCAGGTGCATCTGTAGACAAATATGTGGTTCCTGAGTCACCCCCTGCGGTTAATGATGCAGGCTGTGCTAAATAATGTAATTCCATAGAATAGTTTGTGTCAGGAACAGGAGCTATTTCAAAAGAACCTTGGTCAAATATAGCGTAATATCTTGGCTTTCCTCTTGTGGTTGTATCGGTTACAAATTCTTTTATAAAAGAGTTGTGTTTTAAATCTAGGTAATCATAGTTGTTTGAGCTTATAACAGCCAATGAAAACGGTGCTAAAAAATCAGCAGGTGTGTTTAAAAATCTATTATCTTGTGAAACATTACCCTGTACATTTTTTCTTTGGTCAGGAATCTGTACTGATTTAAGTATTCTTTCTTCTGCTTGTAAAATAATAGTATTAAGGTTATTTACAAAAGTTGTTTCATCACTTTCTAAGTAATCTTGTATCGTAGTTTTTAATGTTGCTAATGTAAAACTCATGATGTTGTTATTGTAACTGTCCCTACTGCACTTGTCATGCTGTCGGGAATGGTTAATTTTTGACCTATTATGCCTAAGTCATAGTTTGTATATACTGTAAAACTTGTTGGCGATACGCTTGTATCAGGTCTTGGCTCTCTTACAGCTTGTGGGTCAGCAATCTTTTTTACTGGATTTAACTGGGGATGCTTAGACTCGTAACATTCAGGACATGTTTTTAAACCATTCCATTCTTTGCGTAACTCTCTTAAGCCATATCTAAAGCCACATCTATCGCAAATTGCATAAGCGTTTTTGTTAGATGCAAAAGCCATTATGCGATGTTATAGCTAGATATATCAGGGGTTATGCTAAAAGAAGCTCTATCTTCATCTGTATCTAAAGCTCTTTGGAACTCTTCCTCATATATTTGTTTGAGTAACCCAGTTCTGTCAGGACTTTTTTTAATTGATATGTAGTAAGCAAGACCTGCTGCTAAACATGGATAAAACCTAAATGGTAACTGTAATGTATTAGTAGCTGCATCTACATCATCCATTCTAGTAAGCACGTTTAAATGCACAGTATATGTAGTATTTGCATCCGGGGTTGGATATACGCTTATTGTTGGTGATATTTGTTTATCTACAAAAAACTGCAAAGGCGTTCCTGTTGATGATTTGTTGGGTACCGCAGAGTAATCGCTTCTTGATAGTCTAGTCATTTGTATGTCTGAGTTTTCAGAATTTACAGTTTGTCTCATAAATGCATCTAAGACATCAATTGCTGCTGTGCTGTCTGTTTGGTCAATATTATAAGATGTTGTACCTGCGACCATGGTTATGGTTTTTTCTTTTATAGTCCACTGATTTAGACCACGGTTTGCCCATTCAGCCAACAATAAATTAAGACTTCTTCTAGCTGTTCTTAGGTCGTAAGCAGTTCTTAGCTCTAAGCCACACCTTTCAAATGCCTCTTCAATGTAATCGGCTACATCTAGTTCAAAGTTTTTTGAGCCTGATACTGCCATAATTTACTTCTTAAGTTTTCCGCCTCTACCAAGTTTTTTGACACCTGCTTTGCCACCCATACGCATTTTTTTAACGCCTGCTTTGCCGCCACCCATCATCTTAACAACACCTGATTTTGGCATAGCTCCACCGCCTGCCATTTTAACAACGCTGCTGTCTTTCATGGATTTAGCTAATTCAGATTTGTCTGAGTTTGACAATCCGCCTACTAACTTTTTGAGACCTTTTAATGATTTTGCCATTATTTACTCCTTCTTTTTAAAATATTTTGGAAATCTTCTACATTCCAATTATTATAATAACCTATTTTTTGCAATCTTTCAGACGCTTTGTTTAATTCATCCAATCTTTGCATGAAGACCATATTATAGCTTTCTTCAAAATGTGGCTCAAAGTGTTCTTGTTCTACCACTTCTTTTGCTTCATGGTCTTGATGAAACCCCATTACCCAAAGGTTATGCGGTTGCAAATAAGAGTTTAACATCAATATTCTGCTATCAAAATGAAAAGCATCAACATCCATGTTTAAATCACAATATATAACAACATCCTTGTCTTTGGGAAAATCTTTGCTTATGTCAATTAAATCTGTCCAATAAATACAATTAGACAAAACCACATTTACCTTTTCTGTTTCCCATGTTTTTTTAGCAAAAGGACATACAGGGTCTTCAGTTTCTAAAACCTCTTTTGACCAATCTCTAATTTCTTCTTTTATAGAAGCCTGCGTAATCATTTTGCAAATGTTTTTACATTAGTTGGCTTACCACCAACTCCTTGTTTTTTTGACCTTTTTCTACTTACTGCTGATTTTTTTTCTGACTTAGACATTCTATTAGCAACTGCTTTGGGTACGCATTTAGGGTATTTTCTTTTAGAGCCTTTGGCTTTTTTTCTACCACAACTGTCATAGCCACCACCTTTTTTTGGAGAACCTATGTCAACCCATTCTTCTTTAAACCATTTACCTAAACCCATTACCTACCACGCATTTTAGTAACTTTTCTTCTAGGCTCCATCACAGCACCACAACCTTTTGCTATAAAGCCGCCTGTACTTGCTTTAATTACACCACCTGTAGCAGCTTTTTTAGCTCCTGAATATTTACCGCCTCTTTTCTTGTATGTTTTTACAAGCCAAGCATTTGCATAAGCAGAGGGGTAAACGTCAAATTTTCTTTTAGCTTCTGATTTTACTCTGCTATATAAACTTTTATTGGTTACATTGCTTGGTGTTTTTGATTTAGCCATTAGCACTTCCACCTTTTTCTTGCTTGCCTAATTCTTGAATTAGGGTCGTTTCTAGTTTTAGCAGAGCTACGCTTTAATTGTCCTAAAGACCTTGCGCAATAAGACTTACGTCTTTTAGCTGCTTTGCTACCTTTTTTAACTTTGCCTGTTACGGCTGTTTTGAGCTTTGACCCGGGATTAGCCTTTCTATAAGCTTTCACACCTTTCTTGGTCATGCCCGCACCTGACTTGGTAGGGCGATAATTACCGCCCTTTCCAGTCGTCTTTTTTATAGGCTTGGCTTTTTTTCTAGGCTTTTTTACTGCCATAAGAAATTTTAACCGTAGTTCTTAATAAGTGTAAGGACTATGACATAGGTATCACCACTGGTATGACCAGTCGTGGTTAAAGCTATGTCTCCAGTTTTTCCACTAGCTGCAGCAGTATTTAAAATACCACCAAATTCAGAAAAATCTTCTGAATCTGCATAGTCAGAGTTTAGGTCCCAACACACAGTATTGGTGTCAGCAACCCATAAGAGCCTTGCACTCATGCCAAAAGTAGAATAAACAATCTTTCCAAGCTTTACGCCTGTGCATGCTTGCCCATTACTACTTGATGATAAGGCGCTTACATCTACCTTGGTGACAGCAGACTCGCCTGTGCCATCAGAGGTACTTGTAAGCTGAATTACAGCCAGTCTTTCACCATCTACTATAGTTGTTGATGTTACTGCATCTGCCATAATCTACTCCTTATGCGTCAGCAAATGGTGTTACTATTGTTCCTGAACCAACTAATAATGAATCATGAACAAGGTATGTAGCTGTATCGATAGCTGTAACCTGTACAACACTACCGACTATACCGCCCTTTGTAGAACCATTTAAAGTCATAACATCGTTAGAAGCTCCCGGTACAAAAGCTTTTTTTGCTCCATCGTCTACAGCAACAATTACTGCGCCTTTAAACTTGTCAGTACCATCAGTTAAGATGTCTAAGTCTGTTGCTGCTGTTTCTATATAGAAATAGAAAGAAGCACCAATGTTATTAGCCTGATTAGGGTCTGTTGGGTCGCTTGGTGTTGTTGTAACAATTGATGGTAAAGTAAATTTACCGTCTGCATCATTACATAATAAAATTTTGCCTGCATGTGAATCAACAGTTAGTGTTGTATCTGCTGTTAAGCTAACACTGCTGTTTACACCTGCTGTAATAAATCCTGCCAATGACTTGACTGGACCTGAGAATGTTGATTTTGCCATAATTTCCTCCTAAGGAAATAAGTCTTACCATCTTGGCTTGTCTGCTAGGTCAGTTGGTAAAACAAGTTAATTAATCCTAGTCTATTGATTGTATATTAGTTTTAGAAATAAAAAAAGGGAGCCGAAGCTCCCCTTATTGGTTTTAAGAACCTTAAGCTCCTTGAGAACCAAAAACTCCACGCCAGTTAGAGACACCAAATGAGTATCTTTCTCTAGCTCTATACCTAATGTTACCTGTTGAAAATTCAGGTTCCATAGAAGTTTCCATTCCTGTTCTGTTGAACATTTTTAGACCTTCTCCATCTGCATTAACCGATGTCATAATGAAATAAGCATCAGGGTCATTTAGATAATGGTTTACGCTGAAACCATTTGGTATTGAAGATTGGTTTTTAATTGAGTTAATGTCATTATCTGATGTTGACACTCTACCCGGAGTATTTAAAAGTCTATCAGCCACAAATGTTAATTGTGGTGGAACGATTAATTTATCAGGTCTAACTGCAATAGTTAGGTTTCTGTCATCAACAAATGTTGATATATCAATTATGTTATCTTCAAGTGAAGTTTCATTTAGGTCAGCCATTGTTGTAGCTCTGTTACGAGCTGTACCACCACCCGCTAGCGGATGTGCTGTGGATATTAATTGCTGTCCATCACCAATAGCAAAATTAGCATCAAACGCATTGTTTAATACATTTGCTCCTTTTACTTCTTTGGTGTGCTGCATTGAACGTGCCAATGCTTTTGTGTATCTTCTACCTAATTGGTCATACAGGTTATCTTCAATAGCTTCTTCAGTTAAAGCAAAAGCAAGAGCCACAGTTTCGTGTGTGTATCTCGCTGTGTAGCCTTCTGAAGCACTATCAAAATTAACGCCTGCACCCTCTTCCTTGACAGGAGCTGCACCAAATCCAACTACAAGCACTTCTTCTTCAAAGGCTCTATCAGAGTCTTCTATAGAATATAGTTCTTTGTATTCTTCATTGTTTTCGTCATATTCAAGTCCAAAAAGTGCATTTAGACCGGGTTCTAATTCTTTCGCTAATTGCGACCTACTAATAGCCATCTAATTACTCCTTATGCTAAGCCTGCGCCTTTTACGCCTGCTATGTGATTTTGAATTACAACTAGAACATTTGTGTTTGCTGAAGCAACGTCTGAGTTATCAGGGTCTTGACTTACGTCAATTGCTTTTAGCGGCAAACTTGTTGCAGTTGCGCCTGTTGTTACGTCTAACTCTGCTCCTGAGATACCTGTATAGGTACTTCCTGAGTTTGTGTAGACGATATCGAAATTACCAAACAAGTCAGCCACTGGGAAAGTGTCGTCTGCTTGGATTTCAAAGACCGTATTAGGGTCATCGTGTACAAAAGCAATTATGTCTGAAGCGTTAGTGCTTGCAGGGTAATAATTACTAAATACTTGCTCTGATGTTGTTGGGTCTGTGTACATACAACCGTTGAATACGCCAACTATAGGAACTGTTCCACCATCTGCGTGGATTTCAACACCACCACCAGTAACTTGCATTACTAGGTCGCCTTGAAAAATACTTGTTCCGTAGTTTGCGGCTATTCTATAACGGCTTTGTCCGCCTGAATAGGGTGAGCCACCCATCATTCTTACAGGTTTTAGACCAAATGAAGCGTCTTTATTCGCCATGATTTCCTACCTTTTTTTTCCAAATGATACTTTAGACTGTCTATTAGAATCATACTTAACGTATCTATTGTTTCCTTGAACTTCGTTGAACATTGTATTATCCAGTGCTTCGTTCTGTTGCACGTTTCTATTTTTATAATGTTCGTTCCTTTCTTCAACAGTTTCTTTAGGTATTTTCGCTAATATCAATCCACCTACTGATATGACTCCTGCGTGTCTTCCATGCTCTATTGTAGGTAAAGGGAAATCAGGTATTTCGTCTTGTCTGACGAATTCCCATCCTTCTCTCATTCTAGCAGAAACATTGTTTCTGTCTTCTACACCTACATACTCTGACCTAATCCATCGGTATTGATATCCCTCAGGAGCAGGCGGAGTTTCAAGCATCCTCGCAGGCTGCCATGGTTTTCTTCTAGCGTTTTTATCGTGTTGCTCATCATCACGAGATTGGCGTGTTGTATTTTCAATTGCATCTAAATCCATTATTTTACTCCTTCAATTTTAACTATTTCTTTACCTACTCTTTTCAGCCACTCTTCTTGTGACATACCGTAAGGTTTCAAGTTGCTCTTTACGGAAGCATGGTTAGAATTAATCTTAATACCGCTTCTCTTCCCTTGTGTTCCTTGGCGACTTCCGGAGGAAGCAGAAGCAACTCTTTGCACAGTTGAGTTGGTATCTTTTGATACGCCTTCAGGTTTTTTCCTTAAATCAGGATAAACCTTTGTAAGTCTTTTGTCTAATTCTTCGTAATATTCATTATCATGACCGTCAAAACCTTCGTTTATTAAGTCCTCATGAATACCCATAGCAGTGTATGTTTTGACTCTATCCTGTTGGAACCAGTCATTTTCTTTTTGCCATTCAACTGCTTTAGAATCAGGCTTAGGTTTATCATACACTGGTTGTTGTGTATTTTGTACACTTTGAGGTTGATTTCTAAAACTTTGTTCTTCTTGGCTTTGTAGTTGTACTTTAGCCAATCTTACTCTTTCTTCTTCTAAAGATACTTTATTAAGAAGCTCTACACTTTTAACCTCAAGGTCGGGGTCATTTGTTTCTCTAGCTTTTCTATATAAATCTTCAGCCTGCTGTCTCTGCGACTTAACACGATTTTCATATTCTTCAGTGTAGCTTTTGTCTAAAACACTGGCTCTACTTTTTACCGTGGCATATTCGCTAGATAAGTTTTTATACCTTGATTCAGCTTCGTTTGCTCTCATCTCAGCTTCTCTTATCTTGTCGTTAAGTTTATTAATTCTTTTTGATACACCTTTGGTGTATTTATCAAGCTCATCGTCACCGCCTGAGTCGGTTTCAACAACAGCTTCTTCATTAATAGGCGTATCTTCTACGTCTACAATAAGTTCTTCTGTTTCTACTTGATTTTCATTATTTATGTCGTTCATATATATTCTCCTTATACTGAAACAATGTCATCAGGGTTCAAAATAGTGGCTATAACTTCATCATCATTTAAAATTCTGACTTCGCTTTCATCAGCCAACCTAAACCTAGAACCTGCATATCTACCAATTAATATCCACTGTCCTTGTTCACACCAAGGTTTTGCAAACCTTTTAGTGTCTTTATAACAATCAGGACCCATGGCTACTACATAGGCAACAACAGTTGCTAGGGTTTCTCTATCAATGGTTTCCTTGACCAACTGGATTCCACCTTCTGATACTCCTTTACCTTTATACGGAAGTACCAACATGCGCCAACCAGTAGGTTGAGGCATCCTTTCAAGAATACTTTTATCCAATAAGCTAGGGTCTAAAACTCTGTCGTCCTCTTCTACAAAAGCTTTATCTAGGTTAATGGTTTCTTCTTCTTTTTCTTCAACTTTTTTTTCTACATCACTATTCATTGAAATCTCCTTTTTCATGTAAGTGTTCCTTTATCTTATCATGAATATAGGATAATGCAGATATTTCACCCATTAAAAATTGATATTTTTCCATATCTTTTATGCCGCCTGACATTAAGATATCTTTGATTTGTTCCTCTCTTTCACTCAAATCCTTACGGACCGCATGAATAAAATCATACCTGTCCATATTTTAAAAAATGCCGTTGAACTTATTGCCTCTTAAAGCAGCTCCTTTACCTCTGCTTACTCCTTTGCCGTAACCGGGTTTGTGTGCTTTATCCACCTTTACCTTTTTTGGTTGCGACAGGGCAATGCTTCCTTGACCTTTTATTGTTATGGAAGTTTTTGCTTTCATGTGTTACTCCTTATTTAGTTTTCTTTTTTGTAGTCTTTTTGGCTACTGTTTTTTTCTTAGCAACTGTTTTCTTTTTAGCTACAGTCTTTTTAGCTTTCTTTTCAGGTGCTTTACCACCCTCCCATGCTTCATTTACATCAGGAGTTGACAGGTCATCTGCTATGTAATGACCACTGTCATCTCTAGCTCTTTCAACCTTTTCTACTATTGGTGTAACTTCATCTAATGCTTTGTTTTCAGCTTTCTTTTGTTTAATTTGTTGTACTATTTTTTCGTTTATTGAACTTGTCATTTATTCATCCTCGCTTGTAAGTCTATTAGTTTTAACTCAGCTTGTTGCTGTAGTCTTTGTTTGGCAATGTCGTTTTTCTCATTACCAATTAAAGCTTGTTGGTCAGCTTTTTGTTGTTGTAATTGAAGCTCGGTACCGCTTTCCATAGCATCTTGTTGTTCTTTAGCCATAAACTGTTGGTTTTTCATTTCAATCTCTTTATCACGCAATCCTAACTCTTGTTGTCTTATTGCCACAAGTGGGTCGTCTTGCTGTGGCGGCTGTACTGAAGTTAAAAATTCATTTGATAACTGTGCAAGTATTGGAGAGCTTAATCCTTCAATAATACCTTGTATTTGTTGCTGCATGCCTGCTTGTGTTTGTGGGTCTGCCTGTTGTGCTTGTTGCATCATGCCCTGAATTTGTTGTTGTGTTTCAGGTGGCATTTGCTGTTCAGCCATTTGGTTAGCCATAAACTGTAAATGCTGCATAACATGAGCAATAATCACAGATTGCAGTTGTGGGTTCATCATGACAGCTTGTGTCAAAAACAATGTCTTATGCGCCTCTACATGCGCTTCATGATTCTGTTCAGGAAAAGCTTGTTGTGGTATTCCTTGTAATAATCCACTGTTTTCTATACCTGCATCAACAGGCTTTGGTGTGTTGTCAGCAGGCGGCATAAGCAATGTTTCTATGTTATCTACGCCTAATGCTGCATACATTCTTCTGTAAGCCTCGTATATGCCTTGCGGTCCATGTAGTTCCGGGTTTGATTGCACCATTGTTAATAACTCTTGAGCCATAATAACTCTTTGGCTCATAGAGAAAATGTTAGGGTCTGATACCGGTATTACGTCTACTCTATTATCAAAATCTTGTACTTTAACTTCCTTAGAGCCACTCCCTGTTTCGTATGGATATACCGGTGGTAAATATTCTTGGAATATTCTAGCTAAAATTTTAAATTCATTTTTTTGTGCATAATGCAGTCTTTTGTGTATAGCACTCATTACCTTGGTGCCTTTTTCTAAAAGCGCTACTGTTGTGCCTACAGGCATTGCTGCATTACTATCACCAATATTCATATCAGCTATAGCTGCAAATCTTTTGCCTGAATCAACCAGTAAGCCAAGTAGACTAAACAAAACATTGCTTGGCTCTT